AAGGTCGGATTTACCGAGCCGAGAACAGACGGCGGCAGCAACGCTAAAATCGCAAATATTCTCGAATACGGGACAAGCAGTCAGTCCGCTAAACCCTTTCTGAAACCTGCGAAATCCGCTGTGAAAAAGCAGTGCGTGGACGCTATGAAATCCGCATTTGAAAAGGAGGTTGAGAGGCTGTGAGTCTGCTTTCGGAACTCTCTGCAATAGCCAAAAAGCTGAAAATTCCTGCGCAGACTGCCGTGTATTCGGGAAAGGCTCCCGATGAATATCTTGTGTTCACTCCTCTGTACGACAGCTTTGAACTCCACGCTGACAATGCGCCTAACGCAGAGGTGCAGGAAGTACGGATTTCGCTGTTCAGCAAGAACAATTACAGCCGCGCTGCAAGCCGTCTTGTAAGGGCGCTGCTTTGCGCGGATATTACCATAACCGCCCGGAAATATGTCGGTCACGAGGACGACACGGGCTATCATCACTATGCCGTTGACACGGCGAAAAATTACGAAATGGAGGAGATATAATGGCAACAATAGGTCTTGACAAGCTGTTCTACGCTGAAATAACCGAGGACAGCGACGGCGGCGAAACCTACGGAGTTCCCGCTTCGCTTGCAAAGGCGATTTCGGCTGATCTCTCCGTGGAACTTGCGGAAGCTACTCTCTACGCTGATGACGGCGCTTCCGAAATCGTCAAGGAGTTCAAAAGCGGTACGCTTTCACTTGGCATTGACGATATAGGCAACGATGCGGCTTCGGTTCTGACGGGCGCTACCATTGACAGCAACAACGTGGTCATTTCCACTAGCGAGGACGGCGGTAAGCCCGTGGCTATCGGGTTCAGGGCGAAGAAATCCAACGGCAAGTACCGATACTTCTGGCTGTACAGAGTGAAGTTCGGAATTCCGTCAACCTCGCTTGCGACAAAGGGCGACAGTATCACGTTTTCCACGCCTACAATTGAGGGTACGGTCTTACGCAGAAATAAGCCGGACGGGAACGGAAAGCACCCGTGGAAAGCGGAAGCCACCGAGGGCGAGAAGAACGTTCCGGATAGCGTAATCACGGGTTGGTACAAGTCTGTGTATGAACCCACATTTACGGCAAAGCCTGCTGAAACAGGCAAGTAACGGAGGTATGAGCAATGACGAATGAACGCAGTTCTTTAATTACGATCGGCGGCGAGCAGTACGAGATGATTCTCACCACCAGAGCGACAAAAGCAATTTCTAACCGCTACGGCGGACTGGATAACCTCGGTGACAAGCTGATGAAATCCGAGAATATGGAGATGGCGCTTGATGAAATCATATGGCTGATTACTCTGCTTTGCAATCAGAGCATTGAGATACATAATCTCAGAAACAGCGAGAAAAAGCCGCTTCTCACCGAGGATATCGTGGAACTGCTGACCTCTCCCGGCGAGCTTGCTGAGTACAAGGATGCTATCACCGAAGCTATGCTGAAAGGCACAAAGCGGAATATCGAAAGTGAAGATACATCAAAAAACGCAGTAACAGCCGGATGAACGACGCAGAACTATTCACCCGGCTGTTCTATTACGGAACGGCGCAGCTGCACCTTTCTTCGGAAGAGGTGTGGCTTATGCCGTTCGGGTTTCTGATGGATTTGTGGGAGTGCCATAAGCAGTTTATTGGAATCTCCAAACCTAAGCGGGAGGTGGATATTGATGAGGTTGTGCCGATGGGGATATAAGCAAAATCAGTTGACAAAAGTGTGGTTGTGTGGTATAATGAGTCTGTGAGAGCGGTTAATCTGCCCGATAAATCGGAATTTGACAAAGGAGTGTGATTGTATGAAGAAGTTGATAACACTTGTCTTAGCATTAGTTTGTGTGTTAGGTTTGGTCGGTTGCAATCAAAAGGCTGTTAGTGCTTCAGAAGTGTATTCTTTCCCCGAACCTACAACAATGATTACAGTGTCTTTCTACTCACAAGGAGAAGAAACTGCATTTGAAATTGGTTCAGAGGAATATGACTCCAATGATTTATCTACAACCCCTGTTATTAACTGGTTCTATGATTTGAAGCTGACTGCTTGCGATGCGCCAGAAGCAGTAGAAGGCTCGGAAAGTTATGACTTCTATGTGAAAGGTGAAAATGCTTTTACCTACGAAGATAGAGGTAGCGAAGCATATATTATCACTGGTGGGAGCTACTACAAGGTAAGCAATCCTTCTGCTCCACCGATTAACTAACCCAATTCCCATTTATCGTGCAGTATAACACACAAAAGGAGCACCCCTCACGGCTGCTCCTTTTTTATATATCCCCCGAGCCGCAAGACTCTTTTTTTTATGCCCATTTCAAGGAGGTGACGCAGAATGTCCGAAAATTTCGGCTTGAAAATAGGTCTTGAGGGTGAAAAGGAATTCAAGAAATCCCTCGCTGAAATCAACAATTCATTCAAGGTTCTCGGCTCAGAAATGAAACTGGTGGATTCGCAGTTCGACAAGAACGACAAATCCACAGAAGCCCTAACCGCCCGCAGCGAGGTTCTGAACAAGGAAATCGACCAACAGAAGCAGAAAATTGAAACGCTCCGTTCTGCCCTTGCCAATGCGGCAGAGTCTTTCGGCGAGAATGACCGCCGCACACAAAGCTGGCAGATACAGCTGAACAATGCGCAGGCGGCTTTGAACGGCATGGAGCGTGAACTGAATTCCAACAACACCGCCCTTGAAAAGGCTGACAAGGGCTTTGGCGATGCCGGAGATGAAGCCAAGGACTTTTCAAATTCCGTCAAGAAAGCCGCCGACACAAGCGAGGACGCTGACGGGAAACTGAGCAAACTCGGAGATACCGCAAAGAAAATCGGCGCGGCTCTCGGGGCTGCTGCAGCGGCTGTTGGAACAGCCTGCGTTGCCGCAGGAAAAAAGCTGTGGGACATGGCGAACGATGTCGGCTCGGCGGGCGATCAGATCGACAAGACTTCACAGAAAATCGGCATAAGCGCAGAAAGCTATCAGAAGTGGGGCTATGTGTTTGAGCGCTGCGGCGCTGACGTGAACAATCTCCAGACGGGAATGAAAAAGCTGTCCACCGTTATAACTGACGCGGCAGGCGGCTCTGATTCCGCAGCTGAAAAGCTGTCCGCTGTAGGGCTTTCCATTGAAGAACTGAACGGTAAATCTCAGGACGAACAGCTTACCATGGTAATCACGGCTCTGCAAGGCATGGAAGCAGGCGCAGAGCGCACCGCTGCTGCAAACGATCTCCTCGGAAAATCCGCTGTGGATATGGCGGCTGTCCTGAACACAAGCGTGGAGGAAACCGAACGTCTGAAGCAGGAAGCGGAAGATTACGGCATGGTTATGAGCAACGAAGCCGTAGCCGCGTCTGCCGCTTTTGAGGACAGCCTTACCAAGCTGTCACATACGGCAGGCGGCTTGAAGAACCGAATGGTGGGAGAACTTCTCCCCGGAATAACGCAAATTACGGACGGTCTTGCCGACCTCCTCGCAGGAAACGAACAAGCTGCGGACGAACTGAAAAGCGGTGTGTCGAGCGTTATTGACGCAATAAAAACTCTCATTCCACAGGCGGCAAAGCTGGTTTCCTCTATTGCGGGCGCAGTCCTCGAAAGTGCGCCGGGTATCATCAAAGCGCTTGCGGACGGTCTGCTGTCGGCTATTTCGGAACTTACTCCTACACTCGCAAAAATAGTGACCGAGATCATCTCGGCTCTGGTGGGACTTCTGCCGCAGATAGTTTCAGCCGGAGCGGATATTCTGCTGTCGCTCATCAAGGGTATTGCGGACACAATTCCGCAGCTTGTTCCGCAGATTGTGACCGTGGTTGTGGAGATAGTGAAAACGCTCATCGACAACCTGCCGCTTATTCTGGACGCAGCTTTGCAGTTAGTTGTTGGACTTGCACAAGGAATACTTGACGCGCTTCCTGTGCTGATTGAAGCGCTCCCGCAAATCATCACAGGCATTGTGGATTTCCTTATCGGAGCAATACCGCAGATAATCGAAGCGGGAATACAGCTGCTCACCTCGCTTGTGACGGCTCTGCCGGACATCATAACCGCAATTGTAGAGGTCATTCCGCAGATAATTGACGGAATAATTACTGCGGTCATTTCGGCTATCCCTCTGATAATTGACGCAGGAATTAAACTGCTCATCTCGCTTGTGCAGAACCTCCCGACTATCATCACGACCATTGTTGCGGCTATTCCGCAGATTATTTCAAGCGTTATTGACGCAGTAATCGGCGCTATTCCGCAGCTTATTGCGGCGGGTGTTCAGCTGTTCATTTCGCTGATTGCAAATCTCCCTACAATCATTATTGAGATAGTCAAGGCCATTCCGCAAATCATAACAGGAATCGTGGACGCATTCGGCAGCTACTTCGGAAAGATGGCAGAGGTCGGCGGTAATCTGCTGAAAGGTCTGTGGCAAGGTATCTCGGACGCGGGCGCGTGGCTCTGGAATCAAATCAGCGGCTTTTTCGGCGGCATTGTGGACGGAATCAAGGACTTCTTCGGAATACACTCGCCGTCAAAGCTGTTCGCCAACCTCGGCGGCTTTATGGCAGAAGGACTTGGCGAGGGCTTCGGCGATGAGATGAAGGACGTTTCAAAGAGTATGCAGAACGCTATCCCGTCAGATTTCGACCTCGACATGAACGGCACGGTTTCAGGCTTCAATGGAGTGCAGACGCAGGCGTTTGATGTAACAATTCCGCTGAGTATTGATGGAGTTCCGCTGACTAAGGTAATATCCCGAATACAGTGGAATCAGAACAAGGTAACGGTGAGGAATGCGGGGGCGGTGTGATGGTTGAGATAATCGTAACTGAAAACGGAAATGTTCGAGGTACGTTTTCAAGAGTAATTTCGGCATCGCTTACCGACAGCCTTAATGGAGAATGCACCTTTCAGTTTTCTGTAATGTCCTCTATGGCTTCGGAGATATTCACAGGTCTTGAGGTGCAGCTGAAAAGCGACACGCTGAACTACCTTTTCAATGTGGTGAAAGTGTCCAAATCCCTTTCAAACGGCATTGCGATTTGTACGGTTGAGTGCGAGCACAAGTCATACGAACTGAACAACGATGAATACAAGCTGACTGAATTTGACTTTGAGGGCGCTCCCGGTGAGTGCCTTATTTCTTTGCTGCAAGGCACTTCACTGACCGCCGGAATTTGCGACCCGACCGTTCCGATAAAGTTGAAAATAAACCGAGAATGTACCCGCAGAGCCGCCTTAATGCAGCTTATCGCCTTATGCGGCGGCGAAATCGAGTACAACGGAGCGGAAATAAATATCCGTTCCCACAGAGGTTCGCAGGACTACATCGGCATTATGGACGGTCGGAACGTTTCGGATTTGAATATGGAAATCGACAGCCGTTCCGGTACTACAAATTACGGTCTGACGCTCTACAAGAACGTCAATTTCTCGGTCGGCGATAACGTGCAGATAGTGTTCCACCCGTTCAATCTCAATGTGAACACCCGCATAATCGCCATGAGTTTCAACCCGTACAACCGCCGTGAAATCTCTATCGAAGTCGGAGATTACCGCCCGAGCATTTCGGACAATCTCTACCAGATGGAGCAGAAAACGAACGAGATACGCAAAGATGTTGGCGAATCCACAGCGGAACTCAAAACCGCGACAAACAGCACGGATATTTCGATAACGGAGAAGTCACAGCGGCTGTTCCGCATTACTTACAACGCGGTTCAAGCAACATACGCAGCGTTCTGCTCGACCGTGAAATTCGTGATTTTAGCTGCGGGAACTCTTGCATTCATTCTGAAAAAGAATGAAAACGAAGTCATGCGGTATGAGGAGTATTTCAACGAGGGACCGCACACAAAGACTTATACATACCCGTTCACATCGGAGGTCGGTCAAAATACCATGTCGCTCAGCGTGATTTCGGCTGACGGCGCAGAGGGCAAATTCCCGAAAATGCAGACCTGGGGCTATGTGATGGGCGCTTACCTTGCAGGAGATACTCCCTGGGACGGCTACATTGAAGCCCGCGAGGACGAGGTTCGGTTTACTATGCGCCGAACCGTCAGAAAGTCGCTCGTTCGTACATCGGATACGCTCTTATTTGAAATACTTAAATCGCACAAATTCAAGTTCAGCGAATCTATGCCCGCTTTCATAAAGCGTGAAAGGAACAGAAAAACGCTTGAACCCACCATCAGAGCGGTATTCCCGGACGCATGGAGCCCGAAAATAATCACCCCGCCGCCAATCACCGTGGTGAACGTATCGAACAGAAAACTGTATCTTGAACTGCGAAATCCCGTCAAGGCAGAGCGCATTGAAACCACGGCATTCACCATGATAGTCACCACCGAAAAGGAAACTGTGCGCTTGCAGCCGATTTCCGCTGATTTCGGCGTGGGGGAATTCGGCAGTACGATTTGGCTTGCGTTTGGAAGTTCTGCGATGAAAGACAGCGTTCAGAGCATTACGCTGCTGTATGACGGAGATGTCGGTAATCTGACTGATGTGCTGAACAACTCGCCGTGCGGCAGCTTCCAGACATCGTTTATTTACACACCGTATGAGGAGGAACAGGAATGATTAAAGGTAAAGCGAACATTCAGCTTTTTGATGAGAAATCCGGAGAAGTGGTTAAGGAACTTCATGAAGAAAATATGATTACGAATGCCGTTGACACTATTCTCAACCCGCCCGATTACATTGAAATCGGCATGGATTCCGACAACGACCGCAGCTTTAATATGCTCCGAGATTTTGCGGGAAACATTGCCGATACAGCGTTCCGTGGGGTTATAGTCTGCCGTGATAAGATTCCCGAGGACGGCAATAATATGATGCTCCCGTGGACGAACGAGGAGATAGGTCACGCAGGAATCGCCAACACGAACACGGACACAAGCATCGGCACTTACAACGCTAATGAAAGCGGCCGCATTGAGAACGGCAAGGGCTACCGCCATGTGTGGGACTTCGCTTCGGACAAGGCGAACGGCGAAATCAGCTGTATCTGCCTTACCACCAAGGACGGCGGCACAAACGGAATGCACCATTCCTACTGGAATCTGTCCTGCGGAGGAACTGACCTTAACAGCGGTTCTCTGGACTCGTTCAAGCAGGCATATCACACTATTGTCGGACGGTATATTCCGGATTCGCAGTTCAATTGCGGGGTTTTCAAGTGGTTTTACATGGGCAGGCTGACGAATGGAAATGTGCGGCTCCTCGGAAAGCATATTCATGACGGGTGTATTTACGAGGTCGTTATGTTCGACCCCATGTCCATAAGCGTAAGCACGGAAAAGCCGTTCTGCGGCATTATAAGCGTGAAGAAAGTCATAGAGCTGTTTCCGGCTGCGGAGCGTATTCCTAATTCGACCTATGATAACAGCTATCATCACGGAAGTTATTTTTACGACTGTAACACTACAAATGCGGACTATGTACCGCAGGAAGAAAAGGAAAAGCTGCGGCAGGATTGGGAGAACAACCCACAGTGGCTTGCATATTTTCCGTATGTTATCGGCGATAAGATACATATTGTTGCGACCTCACGATGCCATATCCATCACTATATTTTCAGTCTGTCCGACTACTCGCAGGTTTTGAAGAAAACCATCGAAACCGACACTCTGCTCCAGACGTATGGCGTGGGCTTTAAGTATGAGAGAATAAGCAATTCTTCATCGCAGTACAGATGGTTTTACGGCGCGGGTGTGAACGGCGATTACTGCAATGCGCTGAGCGCGTTTGAATGGGACGATAAGTACTTCGTCATTACTAAATATCCGCTGATAGACGGCAAAGAAGCGACCGGAACAAACAACTTCGGGCAGCTGCGCGTTTTCACCAAGGACGGCAAATCCACGGGCAAGACATGGCAGTATGTCGCTGACGGAACGCTCTCTAATATGACGGCGGCGAGCTTCTGGGGATTTTATGTTGACGAAAAGACGAATACTCCGCTTGTGATTTGCGATAGCTGCAACATTTCCTATTCACTGCTTGCCCTTGAGATAATCAAAAGCGGCGAGGATTACGGCAGATACAGAATGCGATTCTCCGCTCCGACTTATGGAAACAGTTATCTGTATTCATATGCGAATATCATCAAGACGGACGGACTTAATCTGCCGCTGTATATTCTGCCGTACTATCCGCATTCAACCGGCAGTCAGCATTTCTTCGGCTTTGCGCTTGGGATATGCAAGCTGTGTCTTACCACAATAAATAACCTGTCCGAGCTGGTGCGAAAACTGGACGGACAGGTCATGAAAATTACTTACGATATCGTTGACGAATGATTGGAGGGTTTATTATGAGAGAATTCTGGAACACAATTCAGCTTGTTTTTACTGCGGTCGGCGGGTGGCTCGGCTGGTTTCTCGGAGGGAGCGATGGTTTGCTTTTTGCGCTTATTGCCTTTGTGGTTATCGACTACATAACCGGAGTGATGTGCGCTATCTCGGATAAGAAGCTGTCAAGCGCAGTCGGGTTCAAGGGAATATGCAGAAAGGTGCTTATCTTTGCTCTGGTCGGCGACGGACATATTCTTGATACTCGGGTTATTGGCGCAGGCTCTGTACTGCGCACTGCAGTGATATTCTTCTATCTGTCGAACGAAGGTGTATCTCTTATCGAGAATGCCGCGCACCTCGGATTGCCTGTTCCGAAAAAGCTGAAAGATGTATTGGAGCAGCTGCACAAGCGTTCGGAAAAGGAGGAAGATGATGAAGATTAAAGGTGTTGATTTAAGCTACTGCCAGGAGGGTATCAGCTTTCCTGCGCTGAAAGAGGCGGGTGTGAAGTTTGCAATTATCCGCGCGGGCTTTTCCACGAAGAAAGATGTGACTATGGGTAAGTTCGTGGCCGACTGCAAGAAATACGGCATTGACTACGGTTTTTACTGGTACAGCTATGCTATGAGCATTAAACAGGCGCAGGCAGAAGCCGAGAAATGCGTTGAGGTCATCAAGGGATTATCCCCTACATATCCCGTATTCTTCGACATGGAGGAGAAAAAGCAGATCAGCGGTCTGAATACGGACACACGCACAAAGATGGCTATTGTTTTCTGTGAAAAGATAAGGCAGGCGGGATTCAAGCCCGGAGTTTATGCAAATCCGTCTTTCATGGAGAACTATTACGACAAGAGCAGGATTGTCGGCAGGTACGACATCTGGCTTGCCCACTGGACGAACAGCCCCAATTGCCAGTCAAAGTACAACTACGGTCAGACTATGTGGCAGTGGGGACTTGACAGAATAGGCGGATACGACATTGACGGCGATATCTGCTTTACAGATTACAGTAAGAAAAAAACTGTCGAGAAAACCATAGATCAGCTTGCTGACGAGGTTCTTGCCGGCAAGTGGGATAACGGTGCGGAGCGTGAAAGGCTGCTCACCGCCGCCGGATACGACTACAATGCTGTTCAGAAAAAGGTCAATGAAAAGCTATACAGGAAAACTACCGATGAGATTGCTGTTGAGGTTATTGCGGGGCTGTGGGGGAATGGTTCGGCGAGAAAAGAAAAGTTGACGGAAGCAGGGTATGATTACTCGGAGGTGCAGAAACGTGTAAATGAAATGCTCGGATAAAACTTTATAACTACAGCAGTAATGCCCACCTTGGATTTATTTCCTTGGTGGGCATTTTGACTAAGATAAAAAATTGACAAAATGTGTTGGGAAAATGTCAAGACAAAGTTTTTTTTATGTGATATAATGTAATCACAAAAACAAAGGAGGTTTTGCATATGGCAGGCAGAAATATGTTGAATGTGGCTTTGGATTATATTGATGAGCACATTGAATGGAAACCCAATGAGATAATTTGGGGGTTAAGTAAGCAAACGGGGTTTAACTCAAAGTTTTATAAGAATTGCTTTGATGCAGTTCTAGATGAAAGCCTTTTCCTCTATATTAAAATGAGAAAGATCTTCTTCATCTGTAAAAGAATAAAGGAGAACCCCACATATCCATTAAGCCACCTTGCTCTTGATTTTGGCTATAGTGCAGAGTCTGCTATGAGCAGAGATTTTCGTAATATAGTAGATTTTGCTCCCAAACAAGTACTCAAGGAAGATAAGTCTGTGCCTGATAACAGGATGAACGTGTCGGTTAGCAGGATAGAAACAGCATTGAAAAAGGAGGAAACAATTTTGAATAAAGAGGCATTGCGAGAAGACTTTCTTGAAATCCCATATGATTTCATAGAAATGCATAATGACTTCGGCTTTTCAATGGATACTTGCAATGTGATAGCAGATCTTGCTGAAAGGTTGGGGATTCCGCCATACCAATTCGCAAATAGTTGTTTTGATCAGATGGTTAGCTTCCAAAGTGACAGTGATTATGTTCGACCAGAAATCGAAAAATGCATTGATCTTAAGCTTTCATCTGAGAAAGAACTGAAAGATATCTGTGATTTCTTTGATTGTAAGTATTTTGAGGTCGATAGTAGAATGGTTGATTTCTATCGCAAAAGAATTGCAAAGGAGTTGTGCGAAAATGAGTGATAAACTACTACCAAGTAAACATAAAGGAATGGAGCTTTGCGGTGGATATTGTTGCCATGGTATGGGATATGATTTTGAGTATCGTACTGAGGCTGGTAATGAAACCGTAATTATCACCGCTGCAATTCGTATTAACGCCAAGACGAAAAGTGGAAAGAAAATTCTGAATGTTATGGCTGAAAAACAAACATCCCCAATTAAAACCACAATACAGAGGATTGAAAGAGAACACAAAATAGATGTTCGTGAAGGAAAAGGCGTACCACTGTACTCATCCTTTGGACAGTTGTTCGATTAAAAGATTCATATACTTACTAAACCCGTCGAGTTTTTATCGGCGGGATTTTTTATTTTTCTGTCCAATCTCTCTCCTTGCCAAGGCTATAAGGCAGAGGGAAACAAAATCCCTCGGAAAGAGGTGAAATGAATGGAACACAATCTGAGAATAAGTGTTTCAAGAAAGCCGATGAGAAACGATGTCGCGGCTCTGCACACCATATCGTTAAGAGAACGCGTACTTCGTTTCCTGTTCGGCAGAAAGCAGCAGATTGCCATCATCGTACCGGGTGATTCGGTGAAAGAGCTGGCAATCTGCAACATTAAGGAAGGAGGAACAGCATTATGGGAAAAATGAGCGAACTTGCATCAGATTTATCCGAACTCAAGCATTGCGGCGAGGTGCTTATCAGCTTATCTGAGTCAATAATGGCTCTGATTTCAGGCGAAGATACACAGCAGCCGGTTGATAAGCCGTCAGCAAAAAAGAAATCCGATAGCGCTACAGTATCTGTCACTCTCGAAAACGTCAGAGCCGTCTGCGCTGAAAAATCCCGTGCCGGCTTCACAGCAGAGGTAAAGTCAATCATCACAAAGCACGGTGCGGACAAGCTTTCCGCAATCAAGCCGGAGGAATATGCAGCAGTCCTCACAGAGGTGGAGGTGCTAGGCAATGCCGACTAACCACGCAATTCTCTCAGCGTCATCAAGCCACCGATGGCTCGAATGCCCGCCGTCTGCTAAACTCTGTGCCGAACTGCCGGATACTTCAAGCGAGTATGCACAGGAAGGCACGGACGCTCACGCTCTCTGCGAACACAGGCTGAAAGCTTTGCTTGGCAGAGAAACTACCGACCCAACAGAAAACCTCACCTACTACAACGAGGAGATGGAGCGCTGCGCTGTCGAGTACGCTACATACGCTTATGAGCAGGTCGAAAAAGCAAAATTAGCCTGCAATGACCCCATAGTTCTTATCGAACAGAAACTGGATTTCTCTCGGTGGGTTCCGGCGGGTTTCGGCACAGGTGACTGCGTTATCATGGCTGACGGTACATTGTCAGTTATCGACTTCAAGTACGGCAAGGGTGTGGAAGTTCTCGCAGAGAACAACCCACAGATGATGTTGTACGCTCTCGGTGCTCTGGAGCTGTTTGACGGAATCTACGACATCGACATGGTGAGTATGACTATCTTTCAGCCAAGGCGGGATAACATCAGCGAACACACTATCTCAAAAGCGGATTTGCTCCGCTGGGCGAACGAGGTTCTAGCTCCGACAGCGCAGCTTGCCGCAAATGGCAAGGGAGATTTCAAAGCAGGTGAACATTGTCGATTCTGCAAGGTTAGAGCGACCTGCCGAAAACTCGCAGAATACAATCTTGCTCTCGCTCGTTACGACTTTGAACCGCCCGATACTCTTGACAATATCGAAATCGCCGCAATTCTTGCAAAAGCGGACGAGCTTGTATCGTGGGTAACGGACGTCAAAGAGTATGCTCTGCGGCAGACGCTCAGCGGCGTTTCATACGATGGATTCAAGGTAGTCGAGGGACGCTCTAATCGCAAGTACACAGACGAGAACGCAGTTGTTGAAGCCGTCAAATCTGCAGGATATGACCCGTATGAGCACAGCGTTCTTGGTATCACTGCAATGACCAGTCTGCTCGGTAAGAAAAAGTTCAACGAATTGCTCGGTGGTTTTGTAGAAAAGCCGCAGGGCAAGCCAACCTTAGTTCCTATGTCGGACAAGCGTCCGGCGATCCATACAGCAAACGAAGATTTCAAGGAGGAAAAATAATATGTCAAAGTTCACAAATCCCACAAAGGTTATTACCGGCCCCCACACAAGATTCAGCTATGCAAACGTCTGGGAGGCAAAATCCATCAACGGCGGCTCACCAAAGTTCAGCGTGAGCCTTATCATCCCGAAGTCGGATACCAAGACGGTAGAGAAAATCAAGGCGGCTATCGAAGCAGCTTACAAGGAGGGCGAGAGCAAGCTCAAGGGCAACGGACGCTCCGTTCCTGCGCTTTCCGCAATCAAGAATCCGCTCCGTGACGGTGATACAGAGCGCCCCGATGATGAAGCGTACGCAAACAGCTATTTCATCAACGCTAATTCTGCAACCGCTCCCGGTATCGTTGACGCTAATTGCAGCCCCATTCTGGAGCGCAGCGAGGTTTACAGCGGCGTGTACGGCAGAGCGTCCATCTCATTCTACGCATTCAACTCCAATGGCAACAAGGGTATCGCCTGCGGTCTGAACAATCTGCAGAAGCTGCGCGATGGCGAGCCGCTCGGCGGCAAAACCCGCGCCGAGGACGATTTTGCAACCGAGGCAGAAGCTACCCCCAGTTCCGATGATGATTTTCTGTCTTGAGGAGATATACAATGCTGACAACTGAAAGCATTTTGCTTGCTATCTGCTTTGGATATGTGCTTGGAGATACACTTTCTAAGCTGGTCGTGGTTGTTTCTGATGTTGTCAGGAGCATTAAGCGCCGCAAGCAAACTAAAACTGACAAGTAATACAAACAGGGCGGCAGGAGCTATCTTGCCGCCTTTTTGAGGTGAACTATGGAAAAAATCAAAACACTGTCAATTGACCTTGAAACATTCAGTGATATTGACCTAGCCAAATGTGGTGTGTACAGATATGTTGAGTCACCCGCATTTGAGATACTGCTGTTCGGAGCATCAGTGAACGGCGGCGATGTTGTGGTGTACGACTTTGCGCAGGGTGAGAAAATACCCGAAGAAATCCTTTCTGCGCTGACTGACAACAGTGTTATCAAATGGGCTTTTAATGCCGCATTCGAACGTGTGTGCCTGTCAAAATATCTCGGATTACCGTCCGGAGAGTATCTTGACCCGGCTTCGTGGAGATGTTCGATGGTGTGGTCTGCATATATGGGACTTCCGCTGTCGCTTGCCGGTGCGGGTGCTGTTCTAGGCTTATCGGAACAGAAGCTGAAAGAGGGCAAAGACCTCATCAAGTATTTCTGTGTTCCTTGCGCAGCTACCAAGGCGAACGGCGGCAGAACAAGAAATCTTCCCAAACACGCTCCGGAGAAATGGGTGCAGTTCAAGGCGTACAACAAGCGTGATGTCGAGGTCGAAATGTCGATACAGGACAAGCTCCGCAAATTTCCCGTGCCGAACTTTGTGTGGGAGGAATACTGCCTTGACCAACAGATAAACGACCGTGGGATTGCTCTGGATATGGCTGTTGTTGAGAATGCAATACGGTTTGACGAGCGGTCAAAGGCGCTGCTTTCCGAGAAAATGCAGGAACTAACTTCTCTTGAAAATCCGAACTCGGTTCAGCAGATGAAACAGTGGCTTTCGGAGAATGGACTGGAGGTTGACAGCCTTGGGAAAAAGGAAGTCGCAACAATGCTGAAAACTGCACCGCCGCAGCTTGTAATGGTGCTTGAACTCCGTCAGCAGCTTGCAAAATCCTCGGTGAAGAAGTACCAGGCTATGAGGAACGCTGTTTGCTCCGATGGACGTGCGCACGGAATGTTTCAGTTTTACGGCGCAAACCGTTCCGGCAGATGGGCGGGCCGGCTGATACAGTTACAGAACCTCCCGCAAAATCATATCCCCGACCTTAAACAGGCTCGTGAACTTGTAAAAAGCGGCAATTACGAAGCAATGGAACTGCTCTATGATGATATTCCAGACACGCTTTCGCAGCTTATCCGCACGGCATTTGTTCCGAAATTTGGAATGAAATACGTGGTTTCAGATTTTTCAGCAATAGAGGCAAGAGTGCTGTCCTGGTTTGCCGGAGAACAGTGGCGGCTTGACGTGTTCAAGTCCGGCGGAGATATTTATTGCGCATCCGCAAGTCAGATGTTCCGTGTTCCTGTTGAGAAACACGGCGTCAACGGTCATCTGCGACAGAAAGGTAAAATTGCAGAGTTGGCGCTCGGTTACGGGGGTTCAGTCGGCGCACTGAAAGCTATGGGCGCATTGGAGATGGGTTTATCAGAAGACGAACTTCAGCCGCTTGTGGATATGTGGCGCAGTTCCAACCCGAATATCGTGCAATTCTGGTGGGAAGTCGACCGCTACGTGAAGGATACAATACGACAAAGACGCCGTTCAGATACACATGGAATAAGGTTCGATTACCAGAGCGGAATGCTGTTCATCACGCTGCCGAGCGGCAGACGGCTTTCCTACGTCAAACCACGTATCGGTGAGAATAAGTTCGGCGGCGAGTCCGTCACTTATGAGGGAGTTGGCGCAACGAAGAAGTGGGAGCGCATTGAAAGCTACGGTCCGAAATTCGTGGAGAACATCGTTCAGGCGGTCAGCCGGGATATTCTCTGCTCTGTTATGCGGACGCTGCGGAATTATCGGATTTGCGGTCACGTGCACGATGAACTTATCATCGAATGCCCGATAGATACGAATGTATCTGAAATCTGCGAGATGATGGGCAGAACTCCGCCATGGGCAGAGGGGCTTCCGCTTCGCGCAGATGGGTATGAGTGTACGTTTTATAAAAAAGATTGAGGTAATATGTCCAAGAACACCTTCTGCCAAGGCTATAAGGCAGGAGGTGTTTTTGTGTATAACAATTTTACGACCTGCATGAATGAGATAGAGAAAAACGCTGAAAATCTGCCTGTCAGAACTGAACCCGATATACAAGCGGTTTCAAAACAAATTACTCAGGAAGAAATTCAGCGTGATTTCGATTACTATATGGCACAGCACATTGCAGAAAAGCTGAAAGCTGAGGGACTTATCACAGTTGACGAATTCAACAAACTGACCGCTCTTAACCGCAGTACTTTTTTACCTATGAATGTCGAGATATTACCGAAAATACGTTGATTATATCTCGGTTTAGAGTTAATATGTCAACACCGAAGAGAGGTGAAAAAGTGAAAACTGTAACAAAAATTGAAGCCAACCAACGTACTACGGGTTCTGAGAAAAAGCTCCGTGTTGCGGCATACTGCCGTGTGTCGACAGGTTCTGACGATCAGCTTGAAAGCCTTGCTGAACAGAAAAAGCACTATGAAACCTACATTCAAGCGCATGAAAGTTGGGAATTCGCAGGACTGTACTATGACGAGGGAATAAGCGGTACTAAAAAGGAAAAGCGCTCCGAACTTATGCGATTGCTTTCTGATTGTGAAGCAGGCCAAATCGACTTTATCATCACAAAGTCCATAAGCCGATTTGCAAGAAATACCACTGACTGCCTTGAAATGGTGCGAAAGCTGCTTGCAATAAATGTAGCAATATATTTTGAAAAGGAGAATATCAACACCACTTCAATGGAAAGCGAGCTGGTGCTTGCGGTTCTCAGCAGCCTTGCAGAGAGCGAATCCGTGTCAATATCCGGCAATGAAAAGTGGTCTATAAAACAGCGATTTCAGAGCGGTACATACAAAATGAACCCACCGCCGTATGGGTACAGCTGGAACGGCGAACAACTTGAAGTAAATAATAACCAAGCGGAAATTGTTAAGCGCATTTTTGCTGAATTTCTCTCGGGAAAAGGTGTGATGAACATTGCAAGAGCGCTGGATTCGGATAATATTGCCCCTGCCCGTGGAAAGCACTGGTGCCAGTCAAGTATTCTTAGAATTTTGAAAAATGAGAATTACACAGGAAACGCAGTTTTTCAGAAAACCTTTACCGATGAGTCTTTTCGCCGCTGTGTGAATTACGGGCAGTTGGACAAGTACCTTGTTAACAATCATCACGAGGGAATAATCAGCAAGGCTGATTTTGACGCAGCCGCTGCCCTGATAGACAGGCACGCCGTTGAAAAGAATGTCACTAAGGGAAGCCACAAGTATCAGCTGCGGTATTGCTTTTCAGGGAAGATAGTTTGCGGTGAGTGCGGCGCTACGCTAAAGCACAGAACTCACAGGATTGGCGGTGAAACGTATGAAGCCTGGTGCTGCAGCACTCACATATATAATAAGGAAAGTTGTTCAATGAAGTTCATCAGGGACGATGACATCAAGCTCGCTTTTGTTACAATGATGAACAAATTGGTTTTCGGCCACAAGCTGATTTTGAAGCCGTATTTGCTGACATTACGCAGTTCGTCAACGGACAGCAGCATTCAGCGAATACAGCAGCTTCGGCTGTTGATCGAACAGAATACGGGTCAGCAGGAAACTCTCACACGGCTTATGGCGAACGGTTTCATTGACAGGACGCTTTTCGGTCGGGAACTGAACGCAATAATGGCTCAGACCGATGAATACCGCGCTGAAATTGATACGCTCAGCAGTTCAGTCACAGGCGATGGCGCAAAGCTGAAAGAAACCGAGCGGCTGATTAAACTGGTCGAGTGTGGGAGAATGTTCACGGAATTTGACGCAGACTTGTTTTCAAAGCTAGTCAACCGCATTTGTGTATTTTCTCGAAATGAAATCGGTTTTGCGCTGAAATGCGGTCTGACGCTCAGAGAAAGGATTGGTGAGTAGAGTGGAGCATATTCCGTACGGCTATCGCAT